AAGTTGCTGCTAGCGAGAGCGAAGCAGAGACACCAATCGAAACTAAAGAAAGCGAGGCTCCTGTGGAAGATTTAGCAACAGCGCCACAAGAAGCAAAGGCAGAGGCTGCTACTCCTACAGTAGAAGCTGCACGCCCAGTAATTACAGCACCATTAATTCAAACACGTGTACGTACACCTATTACTTCAATGGGTTCATACACAGAGCACAAGATTAAAGCTGCATTAGGTAATGATGAGTCAAAACTATACATCGCAGCAGCTGACGATTTTGCTAACAATGGATTAGGATTTAATCCAACACAATATCTAACAGAGTTTGTAACTAATACACGCTTTAGCACTCCTGCACTAGATGCTTGTAGCTCAGGCACCTTGCCACAAAGTGGTCTTACAATCAATGTACCCTCACTTGTCACTTCTGCTGGTGGTGGAACTGGCGTAGCACCAACTGTAACTGTAGAAGCCGAAGGCGGCGCAGTTTCCAATACAGATATGGTCAGCCAATACTTAACTGGTACTGTATCTAAGTACAGTGGTATGAACACACTATCTGTTGAGTTGTTAGAGCGTTCAGACCCAAGTTTCTATGCTGAATTAACACAGCAATTAGAAAATGCTTATTTACAAAGACTTGATACCACAGTCCTTGCTGCACTAGTTGCCGCAGGTCAGTACTCTTCAGGTTGCGATGCAGATTCAAATGGTATTATTGAGTTTGCTAGCGATGCAGCCCGTAAGGTTTATACAGCTACTGGCTATTTTGCAAATAACTATATTGCTAACCCATCACAATGGGGAATTCTCCTACAAGCAACAGACAACACCGGTCGTCCAATTTATTCAGCATCACAACCAATGAATGCAGGCGGAGCAGTAGCCCCTACTTCAATTCGTGGAAATGTGCTTGGCTTAGACCTTTATGTTGACAAAAACTTTGCAGCTACAACTACTGTAGATGATTCTGCTGTAATCCTTGCACCAGAAGCATTTACTGTATACCGCTCACCTCAGGCGTTTATGTCTGTTAACGTAGTATCAAACCTACAAGTACAGGTGGCAATCTACGGATATATGGCAACAATCGCCAAGATGCCTAACGGCATTGTTAAGTTTAACCTTAACTAAAAACACAATCAGTAATCTCTGGGGTTTAGTAGCCCTAGCCCCAGAGAGCTATTAGCAAAGGAGTAGAGATGCCAGCAACGTTTGTTACAACAGCCGAGTTACGGGCTAATCTTGGTATTGGTTCACTCTACTCCGATGCAACAGTAGAAGAATGTTGTCAATCAGCAGAAGATTTAATCCAACAATACTTATGGCACAATGATGCCCCAGTAGTAGGCACAGCATTACAAGATAACGTGGCAACACTTATGCTTGCTAATCCAAACGCATTTGTAACAGGTCAGCAAATAGTAGTAAGCGCTTGTGGTTCAACATTTAACGGCACTTACACAATCACTGGCACAATACCGCCAAGCACAGGCACAACTAACCTTATTCCAGTATTTATGTATCAATATGGCCAAACCAATTATCCAAATGGTTATTCATTTGTGCAATATGCAAAAACAGCAGCCAACCAAAATTTTCATAAAGTAGTGCCTTATGGCAACGCAAGAGGCCCAGAGCACAAAACCCAATCTTATGCGAGCACCCCTGCAATACGAGAAGCTGCAATGATAATTGCAGTGGACATCTGGCAAGCAAGACAAGTTAGCCAGACAGGTGGGGTCGGTATGGATGGGATCAGTGCCAGCCCCTATCGGATGGGTTATCAGCTGATTAACCGAGTGCGTGGTCTCATCCAGCCGTATTCAAGTCCAGCATCATTGGTGGGCTAATGGCAGCGATTTCCACCTTACGTGGCACACTAGCAACCGCTTTAACAAACAATGGCGTATGGTCAACCTTTGCATTCCCACCTGCAACCTTGCTTGCTAACAGCGTAGTGGTAACACCTAGCGATCCTTATATCGAGCCAAGCAATAACAGCCAGACAAGCATCGCACCCCTGGCTAATTTTAAGATTTTAATAACCACACCGGCATTTGACAATCAAGGCAACCTAAAAGGTATAGAAGATTTTATCGTGGCAGTAGTAACTAAACTAGCGGCATCTACCCTGGTTTACAACATATCAAGTGTCTCCGCTCCAGCTATAACTAACGCAGCTAGTGGAGATTTATTAACATCAGAAATAACTGTATCAATCCTAACGAGCTGGAGTTAAAATGAGCACACACGAAGAAGACTTAGCCTTCTTGAAAAAGACTGGCCAATTAGCAAGCGCACCAAAACCAACTGCACAAACTAAGAAAGACGAGGAATAAGTATGGCAATTTATCTAAATAATAACGTAGGTGTTAAGTTGGCTACCGCTGCTGCACCGACAGTACCTTCAGTTGATATCAGCGCATTCGTTACAAACGCTGTAATTAACCAGATCGTAGATGAACTTGAAGTAACTGCTATGGGTGACTCAGCACATAAGTTTGTCGCTGGTCTACAATCAGGCACATTCCAATTAGACGTAATAAACGACTGGGCAGCAAACCAAATTAACGACACACTTAGAGGCGCATTTGGTCTAACATTGGCAGTATCAGTAATTACTGTTAAGGGCACTGTTGTATCAGCCACCAACCCAAGTTACCAATTTTCAATTTTGGTCAACAACCTAACCCCAATAGGTCAAGGCGGCGTTTCAGAAATTGCTACGTCAAGTCTGTCCTTTACTGTAAACTCCGCAATCACAGTGTCATCATCGGTGGCATTCTAACTAAGGAGTAATAATGGCAAAGCTAAAGATAACAAGGGCTAATGGTGAAGTATCAGAGCATAAGATAACACCAGGTGTCGAAGTAGCTTTCGAGTTAAAAAGAGGTATGGGAATTAGCAAAGCCTTGCGTGAAGATGAAAAGCAGTCAGATATATTCTGGTTGGCTTGGGAATGTTTACGCAGGGCTGGTGGCCAGGTATCTCTATCGTTTGATGAGTTTATAGACAGCCTAGAAACTGTCGAGGTACTAGACGAAGAAAAAAAATAATTGAGCGGTCTTCAATCCTTTACAGCATCGCACAACTGAGCGTAGAGACTGGGATACCGCCTAGAGAATTTATTGATATGGATAGCGAAATGTATGCCGCAATCATACAAGTCCTAACCGACAGAGCTAAGGAGATCCGAAATGCCAGTAGAGGTCGTAGGCGTTAAAGATGTCCTAAATGGTTTAAGTTTTATCGATCAAGATATGCGTCAACGCATTAGAGTTGCTATTGATCCTTTAATGCGTGGAGTAGCAACCAAAGCTAAAGGATTTGTGCTCAGCAATAATGCAGTTTTATCTGGCTGGTCTAAGTCAACGTCTAGCAATGTATCTTATAGACCATTTCCCAAATATGATGCTGGCGCAGTGTTGGCAGGTATTGGCTACAACCCTGGAGAAAATAAAACATTAAGAAATGGTTTTAAAGTGAGTAATTATGTTTACAACGTAAGCAGACCTGGATCTATTTACGAGACTGCTGGCCGCTTAAATCCTCAAGGCAGAGCACCATTTGAGATGATAGCCTCGCAAGGAGCAAGCGGACAATATACCAAGCGATCAGCTCGCAGCAAAGCATTCGAAGAATACAAATCTAATAACCCATTTGCTAGTCAGCAATTTATATCTGCATTAGAACCACTTACCTCTCAGCCTAAAATACCTGGCGCTCGGGGTGGTGGTCGTAAAACTAAAGGCCGTTTAATTTACAAGGCTTGGTCGCAAGATAGTTTAAAAGTTTATGAAGCTATATTAAAAGCGATAGATCAATCAGCCGTACAATTTAATAAAAAAACTGAAATTAAAAGTAAGAAGGCAGCGTAATGGCCAATATATTTGTAGCAGCCACGGCAACCTTTAATGGCAAAGCACTTACTAAAGGCAAAAAAGAAATATCAGCCTTCGATAAGCAAGTAAATAAATTAGGCAAGACTTTTGCTGGTGTCTTTGGCGCTCAGCAATTATTCCAATTCAGTAAGCGAGCAGTACAAGCCTTTGCAGCCGATGAGAAGGCAGCCAAGTCTTTAGAGGTTCAATTACGTAATACTGGTTTTGCATTTAGTGCGCCAGCCGTTGAAGATTATATAGCCAATTTACAAAGAGTTACAGGCGTATTAGATGACCAACTACGCCCAGCATTCCAGCAATTACTAACAGCTACAGGATCTATTACTAAGAGCCAAGATGCATTAAACACTGCATTAAATGTAAGTGCTGCTACTGGTCGATCTTTGACAGAGGTAAGCGCAGCATTAACTAGAGGATTCTCGGGCAACACCACAGGTCTGAGCCGTTTAGGTGCCGGCATAAGTAAGGCCACGTTAAAAACTGGTGATATGGATAAGATCCTGGGTGAACTTAATAACAAGTTTGCTGGCCAAGCACAAGCTAGATTAACTACCTATGCTGGCAAAATGGATCTATTAACAGTTGCTACAGAGGATGCTAAAGAAGAAATCGGTAAAGGTTTATTAGATGCTATAAGTTTGCTAGGTAAAGATAGAAGCATAGAAGGCGCTGCTAACCAAATGGATACCTTTGCCAAGTCTATTAGCAATGCGATCTATGGCGTAGGTTTACTAATTAGTAAGTTAGACGGCCTAGCATCTAAGATAACTTCTGGTGGCTTGGGCGATCTGTTAATACGATTACAACCAGGTGGGCTAGCTTTGCAAAGGGCTGTGGGATTAGCTGGTGGTGCAAGAAGCGCTACTCAGCCAGACAACAAACAAGGCCGTGCATCGGCTCGTATCTTTGGCCAGCAGTTACGCCTAGAAAACAAATTATCAGAGCAGAAGAAAAAAGAATTAGCGTTACTAGATGCCAAAAATAAGAAGCAAACCGAGGTAGATAAACTAGCTGAGAAGTTTGATATTGAGCGCATAGGTTTAATGAAAGCGTTGGGCGAGGCTACCGATGCTGAAACTAAATTACGCATCCAGTCTAAGTTAGCCATACTAGACAACAATGAGGCTTTGGCTAAGAAATACAACGCAGAGTTAAATGCTAAGACAGCAGCTGATTTATTAGCCACTGCTGCTACGGATGCTGCTAATGCTTTAAATACTTTGCCTAATAAATACGATCAAATTTTTACCAGTTTAGTTGGTCAATTTAAATCGATGGGAATTGAAGCAGGCGCAGCAGCAGGTTTGGCTGCCTCATCTGCAAGATTACAGGCACAGGCTGATGCATTTTTTGCGCAAGCAGGTCAATATGCTGTGCCAGGTGGTATGCCATCTAGTGCGACAACAGCTGCAGCAGCAGCAGCACCTACAGTAGTACCACAGGTAACTGTAAACACAGGCGCAGTATTAAGCAATAACCAAGACTTAGAACGTTACATCCAAGATGCTGTGGGTAATGTAATTAAATTAGGTAATGGCGTAGTTCCTCGTGGATCGTTGATTCTACTTCAATGAGTGCTCCTACAATTAATGCAATTATTAACTTCAGCACTGGGCCTAGCACGGCTCAGGCTATGCAGTTAGATATTGGCGTATTAGGCACAAACGTATTGGCAGATGCAGTAGCAGTAATTGTTGATGTGTCAGATCGTATTAACTTTATTCAAACAGCTGTAGGCCGTAATGCTTTATTCGATCAATTCCAGACAGGCCAATTAACATTACGCATAGTAGATCAGAATGGTGACTTTAACCCTACAAATCCGACTGGGCCTTATTTTGGTTTATTGACCCCTATGAAAAAGGTGCAGATATCTGCCAACTTCCAGAATGTGACTTACCCTTTATTCACAGGCTTTATTACAAGTTATGTAAACACACAACCTAAAGATGCCACAGAGGTTGCCTACACAACCATACAGGCCGTAGATGCGATGCGCCTGGCTTACAATGCCCAGATCTCTACAGTCACAGGTGCTAATACTGGTGACCTATCAGGGGCACGTATCAATGAGATATTAGATGAAATCGATTGGCCATTATCACAGCGCCAAATAGATGCAGGTCAAACTACATTACAGAATGATCCAGGCACCCCACGCACTGCTTTAGGTGCTATGCAGACTGTCGCCCAGTCAGAGTATGGCGCAATATATGTAGGCTTTGATGGATCCTTCGTATTTAAGGACAGGCTTACAGCTACAGAGACCATAGGTAATCCAGTGACAGTCTTTGCAGATGATGGCACAGGTATCCCATACGCTAACGCAGCCTGGAAATTAGATGACACCCTTATATTCAATTCAGCCCAAATCACTAGGACTGGCGGCACTGTGCAATCTGCTAGCAATCAGGCTTCTATTGACAAGTATTTTATTCATTCTTACAACCAACAAGACCTGCTAATGCAGACAGATGCTGTGGCCTTAGATTACGCACGTGCTTATGTGGCTAGCAGGGCTGAGACAACCATTCGATGCGATGCCATCGAGCTAGACTTATACACCCCTAACTACACCACAGGCATAGTGGCAGCCCTAAACCTAGACTTCTTTGACCCGATCACAGTAATCACTACCCAGCCTGGTGGATCTAAGCTGGAGAAAACCCTGCAAATCTTTGGCGTATCTAACATCATCACACCTAATAGCTTTAAAGTGGTGTTTACAACGCTAGAACCTGTCATAGATGGGTTTATAATAGGCAACGTAGATTACGGGGTCTTAGATCAAAACGTATTATCTTATTAAGGAGATATAATGCCAACTTTTCCAGGCAATACTGGTGATGTAGTTACTTCTGCTATGTGGAATGGGCTACCAGCCTTTACAGTACAAACTGCTAAGACAGCAGATTACACAGCTGCTAGTGGTGATGAATACCAACAATTAGTGCAGATAAATAAAGCAACTGCTATTGCATTCAAGTTGCCAACCGATGCTACATATAACTTTGCAGTAGGTACAGTTATTACAGTGTTAAATATAGGTGCAGGTACTTGCACGATTAGCGCAGTAACTCCTGGAACCACCACAGTATTAAGTGCCGGTGGCACAGCCGCATCACCAACACTTGCACAATACAAATCAGCGGCTTGTATTAAAACTGCTGCTAATGCGTGGTATGTAGTTGGGGCTGTTGCATAATGATTGGAAACATAATTCCAGGTGTAGTTGATACTAAAATATCAAATACTATTACTGCAACAGGCGGTACTATAGTTACATCGGGTGGATACAAATATCACACTTTTACAGGTAATGGTAATTTTGTTGTTTCAGCAATAGGGGGTACTCCAACATTTGAAGTATTACAAATTGCTGGCGGTGGCGGTGGTAGTTCTGGCGGTGGTGGTGCTGGTGGATTAAGATATTTTGGTGCTCAAACACCCACTGTTACTACTTATGCAATCACAGTTGGTGGTGGTGGTGCTTTAGGTAGTTCGGGTGCCTCTAATGGTACCAATGGTGTTGATTCACAATTTGCTGCTTTAACAGTATCAACTGGTGGTGGCGGTGGTTCGCAATATGGTGCGCCAAATTCAACTAATAATGGTGTTGCTGGTGGTTCAGGTGGTGGTGGTTCTTCTCGAGATTCAACTGGCACAGGCACAGGCGGAGCGGCTTCTCCTTCAGGTCAAGGTAATGCAGGTGGTGATGGTCAAAATTCATCAGCTGGCGCAGTTAATGGCGGCGGTGGTGGTGGAGCTGGCGCAGTGGGTGGTAATACAGCTTTCAATTCTGGTGGTAATGGTGGTGTTGGTTCATCAAGTTATAGCGCTTGGGGATCTGCTACTTCAACAGGTGAAAACGTAGGTGGCACATATTATTATGCTGGCGGCGGTAGAGGACAATCTAATTTTGGTTCTAGCTTAGGTACAAATGGTTCTGGTAACGGCAGCGCCAACACTGGCGGCGGTGGTGGTTGTGCTTCAAGTGGCGGCGGTAATGGTTTAGCTGGTCAAAGCGGAGTTGTAATTGTGAGGTACTTAGCGTGAGTCACTGGGCAGAAATTGATAACAATAATAAAGTTTTACGAGTACTAGTTGGCGATAACAATGATCCAGCAGGTGATGAAGGCTATCAATGGTTAATAGATAATCTTGGTGGGACTTGGATCAAAACTTCATACAATGGCAATATACGTAAAAACTATGCAGGTATTGGTTTTACTTATGATGAAGTTAGAGATGCTTTTATAGCACCTGAGCCTGAAAATGCTCTTGGTTTTAGTGAAGATACTTGCCAATGGATAGTGCCTGAACTTGAAACCTAAACTATGTGCAGCTGGTGTGCAGTTAAGAGATCAAGTTGATACGTGGTTTCCAGATAGGTGTACTAAAAGTCCAGAAGGATGGCTGGGCGATAGTCGTCACTCCGCCAGAAAATCGGATCATAATCCAGACGAACACGGGTGGGTCAGAGGTCTTGATCTTAATGCTCGGTTGGAGTCATCCGACAGCCTCGCACCTTATCTGGCTGACCAGATCAGAATCGCAGCCAAATCGGATCCACGCTTATCATACGTCATCTATAACGGGAGAATATGCTCAAAAATATTAAACTGGAAATGGCGTAAGTACAAAGGCATTAATCCACACAAGCGACACATACATATTAGCTTTACAAGGTTAGGCGACAAAGACAGTAAGCCATTTGATATACCACTAATAGGAGGCAAGATATGAAGATAAGCAAAAAACAGAAGGCAATACTAAAGTCATACGCACGTGGCGTATTGGTATCATTCTTAACATTCTTGGCAAGTAATGAATTAGGTTTAGACCCAGCGCTGTCTGTAGTGATTGCAGCTTTGGCCGGTCCAGCAGCTAGGGCTTTAGATAAATCCGATGTAATCGGTACTAGTGAAAAGTGAGCCCTGGAGAATGGGCTGGCTTTGGCGCTGGCGTTATGGCCGTGCTCTCAGGCGGGCTAGTAGGATTACGTTTTTTAGTTAAAGGCTGGCTTAATGAGTTACGTCCGAATGGTGGCTCTAGTATGAAGGATCAATTAACACGGCTAGAGAAGCGTGTCGATGATCTCTTTATGTTAATTAGTAAGTCATAATTTTAATATGGCAACTAAACGCAAACCAAAGAAGAAGCCAGTACGTAAGCGTAGGACTACTAAAGAGCCTGTACTTACTAAACTGGATTTCTGGGCAATAGCAGCTAATGAAGTTTATATGGCCTGCCGTAAGTCTGGAATGGATGAGGGCACAGCTCTAGCGTTTGCAATGGATAGGTCAAGTTATCCAGACTGGATCGTAGATACAAAAGATCCTATTAAAAATCCACTTGACGATTTTGATGAGGATGACGATTAAGCGTTGGCTAGTAATATCCGACCTACAGGTGCCCTATCATCACGAAGCAGCTGTAAAGAATGTAATTAAGTTAGCGAGGCGTGAGAAGTTTGATTCTGTATTGGTGGTCGGGGATGAAATTGATTTCCAGTCGATTAGTAAGTGGGCCGATGGCACACCTTTGGCTTATTCAGAAGACTTACACGCAGATCGTGAGCTGTGTAAGCAGATACTCTGGGATCTCGGTGAGTACAGTCCAGAAATGCATATTATCCGCAGTAATCATACTGATCGCTTATATAACACTTTATTAAAAGTACCTGGCTTAATCAATTTACCTGAGTTACAGTATCCAGCCTTTATGGGCTTTGCTGAGATGGGTATGACCTATCACAAGACAGCCTATGAATTTCACGATAATTGGTTACTCTGCCACGGCGATGAGGGCAATATGAGCCAGCACGCTGGAATTACCTCGCTTAACCTAGCCAAGAAATTTGGAAAATCAGTTTTGGCGGGGCACAGCCACAGGCTTGGTATGAGTGCCTATTCAGAGGGCGTAAACGGCTATTACAGGGCTTTATATGGGGTAGAGGTAGGAAACCTTATGGATCGTAAAAAAGCCTCTTATATCCGCTATGGAAGCGCTAATTGGCAGATGGGCTTTGCTATACTAGAAGCTAGTGGTAAGACCCTGACACCGACCCTGGTGCCAGTAAATAAGGATGGCTCATTCACAGCATTAGGCAGACACTATGGGGCTTAATACAGAGTACGTCGAGCGCACTATCGATGACCATATCGATGACCTCGAAGATATTAACGTTATCTAATCGTTATAATAAAACAGCCTTAAATAATCCACAAAGTCATACACAGGTGCAACACTATGCCTGTGCCACAAAATATGTGTGCATAGATTGGGCTACAAAATGACACTTGAACTAGCTGTATATTTATTTATAGGGCTAAGTATGGCTTATTGGCTATTACTTATGCGGATTGATGATATGAAGCAAACGCATTACTGGCGAGGCCGTAAAGATGGCTGGGATATGCACCGCAGGATGATTCAAAACAAAATAAAGTCAGATGAGGTATTTGACTATGACAAAAACTGAGAAGCTGCTAGCAGATGTTGTCGACTTGGTGCATACAAGGGGATCGGTCTATGGTCACCCTTACACAAACCATAAAAGGATCAGTGAATTGTGGTCGGCATACCTCGACCATCCAGTTACGCCTAGTCAAGTCGCATTATGTATGGCGCTCGTCAAGGTTTCTAGGCTTACTGAGTCTCCAGGCCACAGTGACTCGATCATCGACGCACTTGCTTACATTTCGATATACCAGACAGTCCTTGATGCAGAAGCCGACATCAATTTTACCTGGGGGAATGACTAATGGCATTTAATTTAGCAGACTATGAAACAGTTGAAAGTCGACTAGAAAAGTTTTGGAAGGAGTATCCGGATGGAAGATTATCTACAAAGATCGAGCAGGCCACAGACACTAGATACATTGTTAGTGCTCAACTATTTAAGACGGAAGCCGACCCCCAAGCGTGGGCGACTGGCCTTGCTAGTGAAAGCATTAGTGATCGGGGTGTCAATTCAACTTCTGCACTGGAGAATGCTGAGACTTCAGCGATCGGCAGAGCGCTTGCAAATGCAGGTTATGCAGCTAAGGGCAAAAGGGCTAGCCGAGAGGAAATGACAAAGGTTGCAAGTTACTCACCACCAGGATCTAGGGCGAGAGCTGTAGAAAATGTGTTGCGTGCTAGTTTTGCAGAAGATAAAAAAGAGCCGACAGTGTGGTCAGTTGGTGATGCAGTAGAAGCAATACCACTGCCACCAAAGGCGCAAGAATGTAAACACGGCGAGATGATCCTTAAAGAAGGTGTGGCAAAGACTGGAAAAAATTATTACGGTTATGTATGCAGTGCTGCAAAGCCTGACCAGTGTGAAGCTAGATGGGCAAAACTCACAGCTGCTGGATCTTGGTTCTTCCCTAATGATAGCGAGGGAGGTGAGTAAATGGGATATGTTGAAATTATACGTGATGGGTTCACTCTACGTTTAGAAGATGATAAGCGAACCCTCACGCCATCGATTGACCTATGTGTAGCTTGTAATGATGACAGGCTAATACATTCTGGTAATTTCTTGGTTTGCACTCAGTGTCACTGTAGGCAATAAGGAGTTTATCACAATGCACACTAGATTCAAATGTAATGGCTGCAATAGAGATACTGAATTCCTTTGGCTAAATAAGATAGACACGCCAGAAGGATTTAGACCTTACCAGTGTATGGATTGTGGGTGCGTGGGTGTTAAAAACATAGCAGAAGCTACAGATATACCAGATAGCGATATAAGCAGATGTGATAAGTGTGGCAGTTGGAAGTTTAATACCGTGGTCTGTCACACTTGTCAACTGATTGGAGCAACGTAATGCCTACATACGAATATAGCTGTAATGAATGTGGCACTTATGGATCTGTGCATCGATCTTATGATGATGATAGTGAGCCTATGAGTTGTCCACGTTGTCATTTACAAATGAACAGAATTTATAGCGCACCTGGGCTTATATTTAAAGGTGGTGGCTGGGGTAAGAATGCCTGAGGCCACAGCTGAGGATTGGGTTAAACAAAACAAATTGCGCCAAGAATGGTTAGCAGCTAATCCAGATGCTGATTACATAGGATGGATGTCTATTTAGGTACTGTGATGCAATTCACATCTCATATAGTGAGACAGTTTAATCATCTACGCATAAAGGAGTTTGACATATGATGCTAGGCTCTAGTGAAGCAGTGGCTCACAAAGCCACAAGGCGAGCCCGACAGGGAAAGCTCGCAAGGTGCTGGCTAGTTGGGATCGCTCTATTCATAGTTAATCTTTGCTTTGTAAAGACTTATTCCGTTGCTGTTAATAAACCAACACATTACAAGCAATATGCATTTATACAGCTTAATCATTCATTTACTGAGTTCTATTGCTTAGATGAGTTATATCATCGTGAGAGTAGGTGGAATCCTAAGGCTAAGAATGGTAGTCACTATGGCATACCACAAGGTAGGTCTAAGTACTTGGCTACTGTTGATGGGTATAAGCAAGTAGAGTGGGGTATTAAGTACAACTTAAATAGATATGGGTCTATGTGTAATGCATTAGATCACTTCAAGCGTAAAGGCTGGCATTAATGAGTGAGCGTGCTATAGGTAGTGGCAAGTGGAAGAAGCTACGCATTACCATACTTGACAGAGATGGCTGGCAGTGCGCTATCTGCAATAGACCAGCACACACAGTAGATCACATCATACCTAGAGTTAAGGGTGGGGATATGTGGGCACCTGATAACTTGCAATCTATGTGTAAGAGCTGTAATAGCGCTAAAGGTGGTCGTTTTTTTAGCAAGCAGGCGAC